CTATACTTTGTTTATAATTTAACTGAAGATACAAATCAAGCTCTTCAACATTATCAGGTAGTTTAGAAACGTCATCGCTGGCACTAAGATCTCTACCTAGTAAACCACCTAGTTCTTCTATTTTTTCTTTTTGCCTAATATCTCTTAAAGCTCTATTAGCAAAATTAGTTCTTTTTTTAATAGCGTAAGGATCAGATGCATATGATTTTATTTCATAACCCTTATCAGTCATACCGTTAACAACAATATCTACAAACTTAGATAAAACAGCTACTGGTTTCCAGTCTAAATTTAAATAAGATAAATCACCGTTAATAGATAATTCATCTTTGTATTTAGCGACTGACTGTTCGCCTCTAGCGTACAACCTTAATCTATGAAAATCTTGCCAATTGTTACCAAAACGACCACCAGCTCCTAAACCTTTGTCACCTCTAAACCATTCGTTTTCAATAGCTCTACCTACGGCTAAGCCGTAATCATAAGTATTTTTCTCTGCGTCTGGTACTACCTGACTTGGAAAAGAACTATTAACATTAGTATAAACCATTTATTTTATTATTTTTGAAGAATAACCTGTGTTATCGTATTTTGTAAAATTAATACTAACTGGCTCTTTTTTTATTTCAGCCACTGGTGAGTATTTGTTTTTGTTGCAAGCCATTATAGCTAAACCAGAACTTATCGTTGCGTCAAACTTCGTTCTATTATTTATGTTAAACTTAGCCCAGTCTTCAAGCGTACGTTGAAAATACATTTGACCATACTCAGTTTCTTTTAAACCTACGTGATCTTCTATATAAGATTCTATAGCAGCGGCGTGTGCTTGTTTAATATCCTCGCTAGAGTTAGGTATACCACCTATTTCTCTTTCTGCAACTGAAAGCTTATTAAATGTTTTGTCAGGCCTATTTATAGAGAAGTTTCTATAACCTCTTCTTTTTAAATAATACAATAGCCTTGGCTTGTTATTCTCTGCTAGTATGGGCATACCATAAAAATGTAAAGCCATAAGCACATCTTCAAAAAATATTTCAGCTGTTGGAGGTCTTGATATATATTCTAAAAAGAACATATTAAAAGGAGCTTCTTCCATGCTGAACTTTGTAAGCCCGTGCAAAGATCCTTTAGAACCTTTATTGTCTACTGTACCTGATATATCGTATGAGTCACAACCGAAAGCACCAATATGCTCGTTACCCGGGTGTTTAACTCCATTCTTTATTATTACACGATTTTGTAATATTGCAGGTGGAATCCAAGATACTAAAAACCTACCATTATTTTCTGGTATAAAATTAACTGTTGTATCTTTTACTCCTCCAGTCCATTGGAAATTACCTTGCGTTACTAAGGTTTTATTTCTCATGTCTTCGTTATAATCTATTTGCTCGTATATCTTAGTTAAATTAAACAAAGATAACTTAGCTTCATCTCTGAAAGCATGCTTTTCTGTACGTGGAAACTGTCTATAGTATTCGTTTAAACCGTCCTGGTCGTTTTTAAGACCATCTACTTCATTTTCCCAATGCTCGATAACACCTGTTGTGATAAGGTCTCCTTGCGGATCTCTAACGGCGTCTTTTGGTTTGTCGAATACAGGTACGCCATAAGCATCAATGAATCCTTCGTAGTTCCATTCCATAGGTATGAACAAACTATATAGTCCTGAGCTAGTCTGGCCATTGCGGTTTCTTTGCGTAACATCTGAAGCATAATAAAGTTTTTTAAAGTTTCCTCCTCCTTTTTCTATAGCGTTACTAGTTGAACCCATCATACATTTACCAACGATCTTACTACCAAGTCTCATTGTGGTTTTTGTAACCCTCCAGTTGTTTAATATGTTATCTGGTCTTTCCCATTTACCCGATTCATCGTGCACTAACAGCTTTAGTTTTTCACCATCATAACTGTTATCACCTGTATTTTTCCAATCAATAGTAGTATCAAGTCCTTCAACTTCTTCTTCAACTTGACCTTCATTAAGTTTCTTTCTTGTTAATTTTGAAGCAGGTACTCTGTAAGCGAGTTCGGTTTTGGGCCTATCCATACCGTCTTGTATTGGCCTGAAAAAGAACGGGTAGTTAACAGATATTGGGACAACCTTATCTGTGAACATTTTTTTAGCATCGGCTCCAGATTTGGACAATATCCCAAACCGTGAGTCGCTTGATATGGTTGCCATGTTGACAGTTTCACCGGAAGCCATGAACGAAAAGCCAGAACGTCTGTTCTTGAGGTAACACATACCATAGCACCTTGCGTCTGCTTTGCAAGCTTCCCAGAATATAAAGAATAATCTATTTGATTCCCTATAGTCTGCTGCCCCAACATCAATCTTGGACCACTGCAGGTACATATAGTGAGAACCAGTAATGTAAGTAGCCAAACCTTTATTATAGAACCAATATCCTTGCTCACGTCTTTTAAATTCTTCATCTATATAATCGTACCATTCTTCTTTAAAACTATTAGGGTAACGCTGCCAATCAAAAACACTTTTAATATTAGATAGTTTTTTTGGATATTCTGCCTTAGTCCATTTTTGTTCTTCTACTTTTTTAGAAATGCTAAAAACGTTTTCAGGTTCTTTTGGCAAAGCTATTTTAAGGTTTTGTATTTCAACAATCTCACCTATGGTTCCGTCTTTGCTTATAACTATAATGTCATGCTCAACATCATAACCGTATCTCCATTTGTTATACCTGTTGTTTCTTTTTAAAACTTTAGGTTTTATATGGTCTTGTATTCTTTTAACTAAAGATTGCTCGTACATCATCTTGATCTACCTTCTGCAAAACCTTTAAAACTTTTTTCTTTAGTTTCTTTGGTATCGCCGTCAAGCATTGATTTTTCTTCTTCTATTCTAGCAAGTATTTCAAAAGCATCGAATATAGCTAGCTTTTTAGTAGCAGCTGCGTTCTTAAGCCTGTCAGCGGATATATCATCATCTGAATCAACTATAGGTTCTTTAGCTACCTTTATTAACTCCTCAACTGCTTTTTGCCCAGCTTGGATTATATTCTTCCTCGTTTCCTTTGAACTCATACTTAACTAAAATATCATTTGATTGCATACAGTATAGTCTTTGTTTGTTTATAACAAACTCAAACTCTCTATTAGATTTAAACCCAACAAGATCACCTTCGTTTATACCTAAAGTTTTTAAGGTTTTATTACCTATCTTTACTATACCTTTATTTTTTACTTCTGGTTCTTGTGACCAGTCGTCTGTATTTTTTATTGGCATTATAAAACAGTGTTCACCTAAAGGTTTCCACTGGTATATATTTTTGTAAAGATATATTTGATCTAATTGGCATAGGTATTGATTATCATTTAGCGTTTTACTACTATCAACCTCTTTACCTTTTTGGTTATAATATCTTCTAAACACGTTGTGATGTATTATAACCTCGTCACCTTCTTCTATTGGTGTTGAATAAGCTGATGGTGTAGAAATAACTATAGCTTTTCTACTTATTAACTTAAAGTTTTCTATACTAGAATTAACTATAAGTTTATTACCATTTATATCAACTTCATTGTCATACCTACTCTCAACAGGCGTGACTATAAAATCAAAAACACTTCTCATTAATATTCTAAATCATATTCAACAGATACCGCCATGTTAGAATTAAACTTCTTCCATGGCAATACCTCGTTGTTTTTCTTTATAAATATGTTATAAGAAGCATCTTTATCTTCAAACAAAATATGCGATATCTCGTGCCCGCCATATACTTGCTGGCCAACAGCATAATGCATCGCGTCGTTTTTGTAATCAGAACCAATACTGATTTTTCTTATAACAGTACTCATTAGTCTTCTGACTTAACTACAGCTAGTTCACCTTCATCTTCTTTTTCAATTTCAGTGTACGTACCATCTTCTAAATTAATATTAATAGCTCCGTATGTTTCTTCTAGTTGTTTTTTAGTATCTTCGATACCTTCGTTGATGCCAGCGATCTTATGAAGCAGCGAGTGTTTATTTGCTTCTAATTGGCCGATCTGATTTACAACAGTACTTAGTTGTGATTGTTGTTCTTTAATAGTTTTAAGCTCTTCAGCTGTAATTGAATTTGACATTTAATTTAATTTAAGTTATTTAACTTTACTTATTATTACTTATTTTTTTAC